GATTTCGGTTTCTTCTGCCACGTTGATGCACCCCTTGGGTTTGATTGGCCCGCCTCGCGGACAATAAAAAACCGCCCGAAGGCGGCTGATTGAATGTGTTCGGTTAAATTCCCGCCCGCTCAAAAGCCAGCGGTTCTAAGCCTTTCATCTGCACCAGAGTCAGTGGGGCGAAGTTTCGATCCAGTTGCAGCTCGGCGAAGCGCTCAACGCTCAACCCACCTTCTCGGAACAGCTTCGCCCGGACGGGACCGATTGCGACGTCCTGGAACGATGCAGGCTGTTTCTGGAGCCAGTGGTAGTAATCGAGATCGGCGCTGACCTGTTGTCCGCCATTGGCGCTCACGGAAGCCCGCGTAGCGCCTTTGGCGAACAGCTCGCTGAGCTTGGTCAGCAGAATGAAGGTTGTGCGGCAATTCGGATGAAATGGTGGCCGAGGCCCAGAATCAATCGGAAACTTGCGCTTATCCATCGAGCGACATTGCTGGCTGGTCTTGCTGTCCAGGGTGGCGACCATTTCTATTTCGGCCACGATATCCGCATTGGCCTTGGCTACCTCCATGCGTGCCTGTGACGACACATGTTGAATCGCGGTATGGACGACCGTGCTGGCGTTGCGGTTTGTGGTGGACAGGACGCCGTCCCTGTAGCCCGCCGCCTTGGTGCCGCGAATGTTGCGGATCACCTGGAAGTTCGTTTGCCCTTCGAAGAAGCCCTGCCGGATCGTGCCGGTGACGCGCTCGCGCTCGGCGCTGGTCCATCCCTTGATGAACGACTTCAGCAGCTTTCCGCCACCGGTGCCGCGCACACTGAGCGGATTCGTTAGCACCGCCGCCCTGATAGCAGACACCGTCGGCGCAACCACATCAAACGACACGCCGACCGGTGCCGACCTGGCCAAGCTCGTCGCCTCAAACTCAGCTTCGTAGTTGGCGATGTCGATCAGATCGAGGTTCAGTTGCACGCTGTAGCGGTCGAAGATACCCAGCAGCAGGCTGTCGACCTCCTTCAGCAGCGCTTCCAGGCGCTTGACGTTGTACTCGGTCAGGTCCGACTGGGTGAGCCGGTCGCGAATCGAGCGATCGATCTCCTTGAGGAAAGGCGCGAACTTGCCAACCTCCCCTGCCTTCAACTTTTCGAGGAGGACAGCGTGCCGAATCGTGGCGTCAAGGATTGCTTGGTTTGCCGCCATTTGGTGTTACCTCGTCATCCAGGCCCAGGCCGTCGCCCTGCTCTAGAAGTTCACCGTCGATCTGCTGGTCAGTGCGCTCCGGAGCAATCAAGCCCAGCTTGCGCAAATAGGCCCGCAGGTCAGCCTTCGCGAATCCGCCGTTCTGCCACAAACCAACCAATGCCGTGATCATTTGCGGATCAGCCGTCAGCTCGACGAACTCCTGATTGACCTGGTACGCAACCTTGTCAGTAATGCCCATGTAAAGGCCGCACCACATGATTGCCCGGGTGTAAGCCTCGCTGACGTTGGCCACGCAGCCGGCCAACACTGAGGTCGACGCTGATTGATCGCCGCGGGACTCGGTAGCCGTTTTGGCTGCCAGCGACGCGACGACCATGCGAGCGCCCAGTTCGATCATCATCTGGTTCTTGTCGGCCATCGCCTCCTTGACCAGCGTGTTGGGCAATGGCTGCGCGTACCCAAACTGGCCACCGGCGGGCAGCATCATCGGCGCCCGTGAACCGACATAAACGCCGTTCTTCTCCATCCAGTCGCGCCACTGCTCATCAAGACCCGAGATCCACGGCTGAGCCTGGCCACACCAGAAGACACTGTCTTCATAGTCGGCGCTGTTGCGGTAATGCCCCAGGTTGATCATCGCGATGTCGTATAGCGGCGATTCATCGATAGTTGGATCGTTGTTCTGTGCGCCGATGAACGTGAACGGGATCTCCTTGAGGCGCCCGGTAATGCCTTCCGGCGTGAATGTGTCCGTAACCTCAAGTGGGCCGCCACCTCTCGGACCGGATCGGCGCCAAACCCGACAAACAAAACCTTCAGCTTCAAGCGCAAGTTCGCGGAACTGCTCGACAGCTTTGAATCCGAAGCCGTCCTCGATCTCCAGCATCTCCCGCAACACGACCAGAGTCAGCACGTTGTGCCCGTTTACCATGCCGGTGCGCCAATTGATGATGTCCTCAGCGCAGTACGACAGGATCACCGAGTGACCACCAGCACCGCCATCTTGGTGGTAGTCGACGTATAGGCCGTGACGACCAGCCTCAAGCACCTTCTCCAGCGTGCCTTGCGAGTGCTGGTAGATGCTCACCCCGGAGCCGTTGGCGTTGTCCTGCAAGTACTCCAGCTTCTTCGGCGCGGTGAGCGTCGGGTCTTTGTGGAAGGCCAGGCCGAGCAGCCCATTGCGTGTGTGGCCAGTGGCGTTCTTGAACACCGCCCGTTCACGATAGGACTTGTTGCGATCGACGTTCTCCGACGACTTGTCGTGTGCGTTGATGTACGGCAACCGAGAAACAACCCGGTGCTGGCCGGCGCAGACATCGCGCACCGTTGCCCAGCGCTCCAGCGCTTCGACGTAGTCCGCCCGCTTGAAGGAAACGTCGTTGCTCATCGGGCGAATCCCATTTTGATTGCGGTGACCGGCTTGATAATCGGGTACTCGCGGTGAATGAAGTAACCGCCGCCATCGTTGGCGTGGTCGTTGCCTTGGCTTTTGTCCGGTTCACCGTTGGGCGCCCATATCTGCTGCTCAAGGCCGTCGGCGTATGTCGGACATGTGAACGGGTTGACCAGGTAACGCCGCTCGCCCTGTGCGTTGCAGAACATGGCGTTCATGGCGTTGATGCGGTCCTTCACTGGCGGGTTGGCCGCCGGAGCGATGACTGTGAAGCCCGCCTGCTTGAGCATGGCGATATCGGTGACGCTGGCGTTGACCGACTTGCGCGAATCACCCGAGGCGTCCGGGTAGATCCGAATCTCGCAAGTCTTCTTGTAGTCGTTGCCGGTGTGCTCCCAGTAGCGTTCCTTGATGCGGCGGATCATGTCTGGTGTGTCGTAGCCATCCATCAGCTCATCGACTGCGCGGGGCAGACCCTGCTCACGCTTGACGTGGGTGATCGCCGCCATCTTGCCGACGTTGAAGTCCATGCCGATGAATAGCGGCTCACCCGGCTGCACAGTGTCGAAACACTGATTCAGCTTGCGGTCGTACGTGTGGTAGATCGAGCCGGATGTCAGGTTGACGAACTGGCCGTTCAGGTAAGCGAGGATCAGCTGCGGCGGATACGACTCCATCAGCGATTCGATGTAGTCGCTTGGCAGGTTCAGTTCGTTGTCGAACGTGCTCGCCTGCACCAGGCCGTATATCTCATTCAGCTTCGGCTTATCGCGGAGCTGTTTCACGAACTGGAGGAAGACGAACTTGAACCCTTCCGGCGTCGTGGTTACGTCGACGCCATTCTTCAGCCCGGGCAGGTTGTAACGCATTCGGGCAATGATCTTTCGCCAGGCCTGCTGCGCCTTGATCGACGTCAGCACGTCCAACTCATCCACCAGGGCGTGGCCGATCTTGAAGCCGACGATGGTCTGCGGCTTCTCCATCGACCGGCAAATCACAGTGCCGCGATACTGCCTGCCGCTGTAAATGTGAACCTCATGGTTCGCCTGGTTGATCTTGGTCTTCAACCCCCAGTCATAGGCCACCTCTTCCACTGTCGGATAGAAGATGTCCCGGATCTGCGGGTAAGTCGGTGCGAAGTAACCAGCGTTGACGCCGGGCCACTCCATGAAGTGCTTGCACAGCGCCGAGCATCCCACCCAGGTCTTTCCTGAGCCGAACCCTGCAACGAATGCGCGGAATTTGTGAGGCAGTGTGAGGAAGTGAGCCTGCGGAACATTAAGGCTCGGCATTCGGCTTCCTCGCATCCACTACATCGACCTGGATTCGAGTCGGGATTGCTGGCTCGTCGTCAGGCTCTTCCTTGCGGTTACGGTTGACGTAGATGTCACCGACTTCCTTCGCGGCCTGCTCCAGCAACTGGGCAGTCAGCGACATATTCTTGGACTTCTCGGCCTTCTCAGCCATGCGGCCAAGCGTACGCAGCCGGAACGCCCTGTTAGCGATCGGGATCTCTGCCGTCTCTTCACGGAAACGCTTTCGAGTATCGTGAAACAGCGTCACCCACTTCTTCGCCAGATTGACGCCCGCACGCTTGGTCGGGTCGTGCGATTCACAGAGCTGCCGGGATAACTCGACGCCAAATTCCTGCTTGACGGCTTCTGCCACCTGCGACGGTGTGTCAAAGCACGCCAACGCCTGAACGATGAAGCCTTTCACCTCATTGTTCAGGGTTGCCATATGTGGGATTCCGTCTAATGCCTGTCAAAGAATCAGGCCGACTTGAGCAGACAGGTTCCGCAGGCCCTCGATATGTTCAATTTCCCCACCTCAGCAGGATTGTTTGCAGCGTCCACCAACGCTTGAACGTCAGGGCTCGCACCGTAACGGCGGACCACTCCGACGAACTCTTCGACATCGTGTCCGCGCATCTCAAGCTTCGGCGCCCCGTCCTTCGTGAAGGCAGGCTGACCGTATTTATCGTTGGCGTGGGCAATGTGGTAGAGCTCGTGCTCAACCAGAGCGCAGAAGTCAGCATCGGAACACTGGGCGCAGTAATCGGCAGCCAGGGTGATGATGTAGGCCGGCACGCAGCCGAACCAATCGAACATCTGCTGTTCCATACGGGCTTTCTGCCAGCCACCGGCTCGGAACGCCACCTGTTCGGCCTGGCCCACCACTGTGCGTCCGTTCTTGCTGAATGCAGACGATGCCCACATAACCCGGATGTCTGCATCCAGTAGATGGGCATGGTCCTCGTTGTGAATGCTGCCGGTATCGGCAAGGATCTCAGCACTCAGCCACTCCCACACCTCAGGGGCTGGAGTAAGGCGGATGCCAAAATCGGAGAGGTCGGACAGTACAAGCAGTGACTCAAGAGGCCTTGGTCTGTCCATGACTTGAGTCTCGAGTTAAAAGATTGGATACGTTGAGATCAGCTTCACGCCAACATGAGAAACAAGACCCGAAAAGATCGCCCTATTACGCCAGCGGTAAAAAAATCCGGTCTTTTGCCCCCACCCCTTCGTAACCTCAAGCCCCTTCGAAAAGTCGCGACCAGGGTTGGCAAGACATAGCTCCAGGTATCGAGCATTCACCTTCAACAAGTGAATCGTGCACTCCAGCCTTTTGAATCCAAGCCATGCCGCCACACCAAGCACGATGAGTGGGATAAGCAGCAGAGTGGATTCATTCCATCCGAGCATTCCATACTTCAATGTTTGAGCCAGATATGCAGAAGCAGCAAGGGTTGCACCTAAGACGAACTGGTCGAAGGTTAAATTTCCCTTGTAGTAGTGATCATCAAGCGCCGTCACTCTTGGATCTTCCTGCATAGCACCCTCTCCTAATCTGATATTAGAAGATGTTAGCGTGCCACCATACTGGCTGTCTCGCTGTGCGCCTGACCATGAAGCAGCGCGACGATTAAACCCTGCGGCATTCCGGCAGCCTTGGCATTGTCGATCGCTTTGCGCAGGCTCTCGTCCATTTCGTTGATCGCCTTCACGATCGCGGGACTTAGTGGCAATGCGTGATGCAGGCGAGTTACGTTGGGCATGTCCTTCTCCGATGTCGCGACACAATTTGATGATCTGCGAAACGTGTCGCGGACTACTTGCTCTGACTTCGTTTGATCTGGGCGTCCACCTGGTCGGCGCACGTGTCCAGCAACTTGACTGCCTGGTCTTTGAGGTCCCACACATCACCGTTGTCGCGCAGGTCAGCCTGATCGGCATCAACGCGTTCGCACGGGATCAGTTCAGGGGGCTCGACTCTTACTGCCGTTGTCTTTGTTACCAGCGACGGGCTTCTCGCGCAGGCCGTCAGGCAAAGGCTGAGCAGCCCAATCACGAACAGGCTTGCTGTTGCGCTTGAGTTCTTCAAAGTCTTTCCTCGCCTTGTTGGCTTTCTTTTCGCTGGCCTTGATTCGTGCGGCCAGGTCGGCGGTGTAGTCAGCGTTGCGCTTGGCTTCGTCACGCAGGGTGGTGATCGTCGCCTGGCTCTCGGTGTTGGCCGCGATGGCGTCCTGCTTGCCCTTGGCCTCGATCGTCACCTGCCCCTCAAGGGCAATGACCTGGTAGTGCTGGATGCCCAGCAGCAGGCAGGCAACGAGCGCGATGATTGCTGCAGCAGCGAACGCCTTCATAGCGAATCCACCTTGCGACCCAGGAAGCGGGTCACCATTTCGCGGATGGCTGTAACGCCAAGGAAGCCAATAGCTCCACCGGCCGCGACCGAAAGATTCGACGGCCACTCCATCCAGGCGATAACGCTACTGGCTGACAGGCTCAGTCCTCCGCAGATCAACGCCTCGAAGATGATTCGGCGCTTGCTGGTTTCTTTGGCGTCGTACAGCACGCGCAAGAGGGAGATGAGGATCGCCATAATTGCGCCCTGTAGGAGTGGATTGCTCATTGCCTCCCAGAACTTGGC